AGATCGCTCGTGTTATTGTTATTGTCATCGCACTTATTTGGCTTATTCGGTTACTCGTAAGTGCAGTAGGAGTTGTCACTATTCCATGATTTTTGTCACTGGTTGTGCTCGTTCGGGCACATCGTTCATCACCAAGTTGTTGAAGATTCATGGGTGCTATCTTGGTCCCGAGAATCGTGTCAACGTGTTATATGAAAATGTTTCGGTCCGTGAGAATATTGTCAAACCGATCTTGATGAGAGTCGATGCGGATCCCTTGGGTCAACACCCATTACCGTCTACAGAAGATCTCCCCGATTACCCAGGATTGCGTGATCAGGTTCTGACATATTTGGGATCCGGCGTAAGACCTGCGTACAAGGATGCAAAGCTGACTCTTCTTTGGCCATTATTTCGGGATGCGTTTCCTGAAGCAAAGCGGGTATTGGTTCGTCGCGATAAACAGAAGATTGTCGAGAGTTGTTTGCGAACTTCTTTTATGCGTAAGTGTAGAGATTGGGGACAGTGGGTTGATGAACATGAACGACGGTTCGAGAAAATGCGAGATGAGCTTGATCTTGTTGAGGTGTGGACAGATTCAGTGATCTCGAACCCGTATGTCTTTGGTTCTGTAACAAAACACTGTGGATTGGATTTGAATGTTCATGGGATCGAGAGATCAATCGATCACAAGAAATGGCATAGGAGTGATGCACATGCCAACGCCTGAAGAGACACGTGCTTATTCGGTCCTCGAGATCAGAAGTTTGAACGATGGCGAACGTGTCATTGAGGGTGTAGCAACGACACCTTCGACGGATCGCATGGGCGACATCATCGACCCGATGGGCGCGAAGTTTGACATACCGATGCCGCTTCTGTGGCAACACAATCATGATGAGCCGGTCGGTCATGTCACGCTCGCGAAAGCCCAGAAGTCTGGTATCACCTTCCGTGCCAAGATTGCTAAGATCGACGAGGAAGGAGATTTGAAGCGGCTTGTTGATAAAGCGTGGCAAGCTGTGAAGGCGAACTTGGTTCGTGGTGTATCGATCGGGTTCAAGCCAACAGAGTTCAATTTCATGGACGATGGCGGTGTTCATTTCAAGGAATGGGAATGGTTAGAGTTATCGCTGGTGACTATCCCAGCGAACGTGGATGCGACAATCACTGTCGTGAAGAAGTTTGATCAGGCCGCGTCAGGCCATGAAACGATCACCATTGATAATAGTCTTGTATCACCTACTACTATTGTGGCCGCGTCCGGCCCTGTTGCGAGTAAATCTCCCGGCGCTTCGGGACGAGTTTGTATTAACCCCAAGCCAAAGGAGAAATCACCAATGGCAAAACAGACCATTGCTGAGCAGCGCTCAGCGTTTGAGGCCACGCGCCAAGCGAAAGCTGCGCGCATGGCCGAACTCATGGAAGCGGCAGGCGAGGAAGGTGAAACCCTCGCAGCTGACGACCAGGAGGAATATGATGGCCTCGTTGCTGAGATCAAGAAGATCGATGCGCATTTGTCGCGTCTCGATGATCTTGACAAGGCAATGATTAAGTCGGCAAAGCCAGTCAACGGCACAAGCCCGGATGATGCTTCCGCTTCGCGCGGTGGTGCTGTGCGGGTAGACGTGCGACAGACTTTGCCAAAAGGTACTGGCTTCACTCGTTATGTGATGGCGATGGCAGCGGCGCGAGGTGTCGCGTCCGAAGCTCTCGAGTTTGCAAAGCGTTGGGACAGTCAGACACCGGAAGTTTCTCACTATATTCGTGAGAAGCATTTTGGTATTGTCAAGGCAGAGCCAGGTACGGTGTATTCGCCTGGTGGATCTCCGTCCACGTGGGGCGGTGCGTTTTTGGCATATCCCGCCAATCTTGCAGCCGAGTTCGTCGAGCTTCTTTATCCGTTGACCTTGTTGGGTCGGATGAATGGCTGGCGGATGATGCCCTTCAACGTTCGCGTTGGAGTGCAGACCGGCGGATCAACGGTGAACTGGGTTGGTGAGGCGGCTGCTAAACCCGTCACCGAGCTCGAGTTCACCGAGGCGTTGCTGACGTATAGCAAGATCGCGGGCATTGTCGTGCTCACGGAAGAGCTGGTGCGTCTGTCAACGCCGTCGGCTGAAGCAGCAGTTCGTACGGACTTGACGAGGTCGATCGCCAAGTTCATCGATGAGCAGATGCTTGATGCGTCTGTGACCGCTTCAGCCAGCCGTCCAGCGTCTCTGACGCAGGGCGTGTCGGCCATCTCGGCTAGTGGTTATGATGCTGATGCTCTTTACATCGACATCAATGCTGCGTTGGCTGCGTATGACGACGCCGATACTGGCGTGTCAAACGTGCACATCGTGACTACACCGGCACTCGCCCGTGGTATCGCCACGATTCGCAACCCGCTTGGGCAGTTCGAGTTCACTGGTGTGCAGCCGAGTGGTGGCTCGCTGATGGGCTTCCCGGTGTTGGTCAGCAACTCCGTCCCGGATGGCTACATCGTCTTCATCAAGACCGATGAAGTGTGGCTGGCCGACGACGGTGGTGTGACCATTGACGCTTCTCGTGAGGCGACTTTGGACATGGCTGGTGGCAACACGCCGACCTTCAACTTGTTCCAGAAGAACTGCGTGGCTATCCGCGCAGAGCGATGGATCAGGTGGCAGAAGAGGCGTGACATTGCTGTCCAGCTTATCACTGGTGCTGCATACAATCCTGCAGGTACGTCTCCTGCCTAACTGCTGAGCACTGGGGCGAGGAGTCAAAGCTCCTCGCCCTTTTTCCAAGAGGACGCTTCGATGGCAAAGATCTTAGTTATCAGACGTGGTTCTAAACGCTCAGTCAGTATCGATGAACGAGTTGGTCATGCTCTTGTGAAAGGTGGAGGGTTCTCTTATGTCGAAGTCGCCAAAGTATCGAAGTCAAAGCGAAGGGTTAAAAGATCGGATGCACCGAGCCGTGCTGTTGCCAGCGAAAAGCCCCAAGCCGTCAAAGTCGAAAACCCCCCAGCGGAAGCCAAAACGGAAGAAACAACAACGCGGCCGATGACTTCGGCACGTGTGGCAGTCAAGCCGATGGTTCATCCGAAGAAGCCAGTTATGTCGAAGGACGATCTCCATGATATGACAAAGGCTGACCTGAAAGTCTTGGGGATTAAGATGGGCGTGAACCTGTTGCCGAGCGACAGCAAGGACACGTTCGTTGACAAGATCTATCGCTACATGCGCCGGGACATGCGAGCAGAACGATGAAGATTCTTGGTTTCGAAATCACGCGAGCAAAAGCTGCGCCGATCCCGCTAACTCCGGCTTGGCAGCCAGCATGGTTTCCGATCATTCGGGAGCCATACACAGGTGCGTGGCAGCGAAACGAGGAAATCACTAACACAACCATTACATCTTTCTATGCAGTCTTTGCATGCTTGACGTTGATCGCTTCGGACATCTCCAAGCTTCGTGTGAAATTTATTCGTAACAAGAACGGAGTTTGGGTCGAGGATAAAAGCGCAGCATACGATCCGGTGTTGCGTCAGCCAAACAAGATGCAGAACAGTATTCAGTTTTGGGAAAGCTGGATGCTTTCTAAATTACAGCGTGGGAACACGTTCGTTCTCAAAGGACGAGATCAACGACAGGTTGTCAATCAACTTTATATTCTTGATCCTTGTCGTGTTCGACCGATGGTCGCAGACAATGGCGATGTCTTCTACGAGTTGCAGCAGGACAACGTCAGTGGGATTCAAGATGCGATAACTGTTCCGGCGCGTGAGATCATTCACGATCGGATGAATTGTTTCTATCATCCATTGTGGGGGATCCCACCGTTGTATGCTGCATCTTTGGCGGCAACGCAAGGACTCGCTATCCAGAAGAACTCGGTGCAGTTCTTTGACAATCGTTCTATCCCCGGTGGTGTTTTGAGTGCGCCTGGTCGGATCGCGGAAACAACTGTAAATCATTTGCGTGATCAGTGGGAACAGAACTTTGGTGGTCGCAACACAGGCAAGATTGCTATCCTTGGGGATGGTATGAAATTTGAGGCGATGTCCGTGACAGCGCACGATGCTCAAATGTTGGAGCAGTCTAAAGCCACTGCTGAGTGGGTGTGCAGTGCATTTCATGTTCCGCCTTACAAGATCGGTGTTGGTCCGCTACCAAGCTACAACAATGTTCAGGCTCTCAATGTTGAATACTATTCTCAGTGTCTTCAGTCCTTAATTGAATCAGCTGAGATTTGTCTCGATCAGGGACTTGAGATGGGGACAAATGTTGGCGTTGAGTTTGATCTTGATGGACTGTTGCGAATGGACACGGTCTCGCAAGTTTCTACTCTGAAAGAATCTTTGTCGGCGGGGATCAATTCACCTAACGAGGCTCGTGCTAGATTAGGATATGGTCCAGTCAAGGGTGGCGAGAGTCCGATGGCACAGCAACAGATGTTTTCGCTTGCGGCTCTAGCGGAGCGTGACAAAGAAAAACCTTTTGCTAAACCTGAACCAGCACCAGCTGCTGCCCCACCACCGCCCCCAGAGGACGATGAAGATGACGATGATCCCGAAGACGACGAGCAAGAGCAGGAGCGTGTTATCACTGGTCTCGAAAAAGGACTCTTCGGCTTTGCGACTCCCTGATTATGTTTTTGAGTGGATTGGTCGCACAGTCGCACAGCGCCTTGATCTTTTGGTATCAGAACATAAAGCGATTATCGCTGATTTAAGGACTGAGAATGCGCAGCTTGTTACCAAAAACATTGAACTCGCGGCCAGCTTTGAGAAGAGATTGAATGATGCATTTGATGTAATGGATGCTCGTTTGTCCGAGATCAAAGATGGCGAGCCGGGAGCTATGGGGCCGCAGGGCATACAAGGTGTTGCTGGTCAAAAAGGCGAGTCAGGCGAGCGTGGTGAGAAAGGCGAGTCAGGCGAGCGTGGTGAACCTGGACCTCGTGGTCTTACTGGCGAGCCAGGCGAGATAGGTCTACAGGGTGAGAAAGGTGAACCAGGCGAGATTGGCCCTGTGGGCGCGCAGGGCGAGCCAGGCAAGGGCGAGCGTGGCGAGCCG